TTTAAATCAGAGTCTGGTCACTGGTATACTCAAGAAGGCGAACCAATGTATACTATCATTGGTGCTAATGGTAAAGAAAGAAATACAACTTTAAGAGATGCTAAAAATTTAGGTTTAGTTCCATCAGTTACAACTATACTAGGAATGATAGCTAAACCATCTTTAGAAAATTGGAAGATAGACCAAGCTATAAATTCTGCTTTAACTTTAACTAAAGACGATTTAGAATCTACAGAAGAATTTCTTTATAGATGTAAAGAACATTCAAAAGAGATTGGTAAGAATGCTGCTAAGAAAGGAACTGAAATACATGCTAAAATAGAAAAAGGTTTTTTAGGAAAATCTAAAAATAAAATATACAACAAGATAAAAGATTATTTAGATGAAACATTTCCTAAAGAAAAATGGATTGCTGAAGATTCTTTTTGTGCTGAACTTGGGTATGGTGGTAAAATAGATTTGTATTCTAAGTCAGGTATTTTTATAGACTTTAAAACTAAAGATAATTTAAAAGGCAAAGACCCCGCAAGATTAGTTTATGATGAACACGGTATGCAACTTTCAGCTTATGCTCAAGGTTGTAATTATAAGAATCCAGAAAGAGTTTCTATATTTGTGGATAGAAAAAATCCAGAACTAATATCTTGTCATATATGGGAAAAAGAATCACATAAAAAACATATTAATATGTTTAACAGTATTCTAACTTATTGGAAGTTAGTTAAAAATTATGACCCTTCTTTATTTGAGTAAAGTATTATGAACGGAAAAAAAGCTAAGAAACTTAGAAAAAAATCTAAACAGTTAATGGTTGAATGGTTAAGAAGTATGACCCCAGAGGGAGAAGATAGAGATAAAATAAATATAAAAAACTTACATGAATTTTTACCAGACCAAACACACATATTTGCTAACAATAAATTTATGATTAGTGCCTATACTTTACGTTGGTTTTATAAACATGTAAAGAAAAATCCTGATATTAAACTAGAGGAGTTAATAAATGAAATATAGAACAGTAGGAGACCTTATCAATAATCCAGAACATTATAATCAAGGAGATATAGAATGCATTGATGCTATCAAAGCTATGTTGGACCATGATGAATTTGTTGGGTACTTACGAGGTAACTCGCTTAAATATCGTTGGCGATTTAAATATAAGAATGGTATTGAAGATTTACAAAAAGCTGAGTGGTATGAAAAAAAATTATTGCAAGTATTAGTAACAGAACAATTTAAAGAGATTGACTGATGGAAGATAAAATAGGTAAAAAACCTTACTTAGGTATTGTTATAGATTATGATAAAGAAAAAAATCTAGATAAGTTTAGTTTAGATACATTAAAAGATAGATATTTTTGGGAGGATGAAACACATGCACAAGAATCTTTTGCTAGGGCTGCAGTATTTGCAGCTACTTACAAACAAACTACTGACTTCGGACTTGCTCAAAGGCTTTATAACTACTGTTCCGATGGTTGGTTCATGTTTAGCACTCCTATACTTAGTAACGGGGGAACCACTCGTGGGCTACCTATTAGCTGTTTCCTCAATTATGTTCCTGACAGTCGCACTGGTTTATCTGCTCACTATGACGAGAATATTTGGTTGGCAAGTTCTGGTGGAGGCATTGGTGGATATTGGGGAGATATTAGGAGTAACGGTATTTCTACTTCTTCAGGCAGTCGTTCTACTGGTACAATTCCATTCATCCATGTAGTAGATTCACAAATGTTAGCCTTTAATCAAGGTGTCACTAGACGAGGTAGCTATGCTGCTTATATGGATATATCACATCCGGAGATTGAAGAGTTTATAAACATGAGAAAAGAATCCGGTGGAGATATAAATAGAAAGAATTTAAATTTACATAATGGTATAAACATCACTAATGATTTTCTAAATGCAGTAGAAGAAGATGCTGACTTTAGATTGATAGACCCTAAAACGAATGAAGCTTGTAAAACAGTCAATGCTCGTTCTTTATGGTGGCAGATATTAAATGCTAGAGCTGAGACAGGTGAACCTTACATGATTAATATAGACACTTGTAATGAAGCATTACCGCAAGGACAAAAAGATTTAGGATTACAAATTAAACAAAGTAATCTTTGTTCCGAAATAACTCTAGTAACTAATGAAGAACGTACTGCTGTATGTTGTTTATCTAGTGTTAATCTAGAACACTATGATATATGGTCAGAGGAACCATTATTTATTTCTGATTTAATAACTATGTTAGATAATGTTTTACAACATTTTATTGACAATGCTATTGACACAGAACAACTTGGAGAGTATAATGCTAATTATAAAAGATTTATTAAATACATTAAAGAAGGTAAAGAAGGATTTGCAAAAGCAGCTTACTCAGCTTATCGTGAAAGGTCTCTTGGTCTTGGAGCAATGGGTTTTCACGCTTATTTACAAAGTAAAGGCATACCTTTTGAAGGACTCCAAGCTACGGGATTTAATTATCAAGCATTTAAATATATTAAAAAGAAAGCTACTAAAGCTAGTGAGGAACTTGCTGATATTCGTGGTGAAGCACCTGATGTATCTGGTTCTGGGATGCGTAATGCTCATCTCCTTGCCGTTGCTCCTAATGCTAGTAGCAGCATTATATGTTCTGGCACTTCTCCCTCAGTAGAACCTTATAGGGCAAATGTCTTTACTCATAAAACTTTATCAGGCAGTTATCAAGTAAAAAATAAATACTTGGAAAAAGTTTTAAGAAGTAAAGGATTAAAAGGAGAGGAACTTGATAAGATTTGGAAAGACATTGCTAGTAATGAAGGTTCAGTAAAGAACATAGATATTTTAAATGAAGAAGAAAAAGAATTATTTAAAACAGCAAACGAAATAAATCAGATTTGGTTAGTGGAACATGCTTATAAAAGACAAGAGTTTATTTGTCAAGCTCAGTCAGTAAATTTATTTTTCACTTTACCAAGTGCTACCGAGAGCCAAGAAGTACATGATACTTACATGCAATACGTTAGTGATGTTCATTGGTATGGTATGCACAAACTTAAATCTCTATATTATTTTAGAACAAATGCAGCTAGAAATGTAGAGAATGTTAACACTAAAATTCCACGAATTAATTTAGAAGATGTGGAATGTATCTCATGCGAGGGATGATATGAAAGAAATAATTTTTCCAATATTACTTGGAATTGTAGGAATTATAGCTATAATTGCATTTGCTTATGAATCAACACCATACAAAGGTTATGATGATGTTCATTCTTGTTTTGGTGAATGTTACGAAGAGTATACATTAAAACATGGAACATTCTTAGAGCAACTAGAAATGAAACGAGTAGCTATGTTAGAAGCTGACCCAGCTGAAATGGGTAGTAAAGTTTATGTGAATTGTGCTATGTGTCACGGTCAAGCTGGAGAAGGAGGTATTGGACCAAAGCTTGTTGGCAGTACTTCTATTGTAGAAATGCTAATGCAATATAAAAACGGAGAGACTAGAGGTGAGCAGTCTGCCTTGATGTGGGGTCAGGCTGCTAATCTTTCTACTGAAGACATGGAAAATTTACAAGCTTACATCAACACTTTTAAATAACAGGAGAAAAACATTATGACTAAATATTCGGGAGCTTTATTGTTCAAAGCTTTAGAAACAAAATATACTGCTGACAAGGCAGAAGCAAAAGCTAATCTTGAAATATATTTTAGTAATAGAGTTGGAGTCGCTGAACATCCAAATGTTGTGGAGTCAATGGACAAACTTATGGAACAATATGTTACTGCTGATGAAAAGTTAACTATGTTAAAAGAGGATTTTTAAATGAGCTTATTAAAAACTAGAGACCACTACAAACCATTTGATTACCCATGGATGTATGATTATTATAAGTTACAAAACCAAATGCACTGGATGCCGGAGTCCGTGCCTTTACATACAGATGTTAAAGACTGGCAAGATGTATCAGAAAAAGAAAGACATTTACTAACTCAGATATTTAGATTGTTTACTCAATCAGATGTAGATGTTGGTGCAGGATATATAGATAAGTACATGCCTATCTTTAAAAAACCAGAGGCACGAATGATGATGTCTTCGTTTGCTAATATGGAATCAATCCATCAAGATGCTTATAGTTTATTGTTAGATACGGTAGGTATGCCTGAGATTGAATACAAAGCTTTTGCTGAGTATGAAGAGATGTCTGATAAACATGATTATGTTGGAGACTTTAAACCTAAAAAATCTAATAAGAAAACTATAGCTAAAACTTTGGCAGTCTATTCAGCTTTTACTGAAGGACTACAACTGTTTAGTAGTTTTGCAATTTTGTTAAACTTTCCAAGGTTCGGTAAAATGAAAGGCATGGGTCAGATAGTTACCTATTCTATCAGAGATGAGTCAATGCATGTTGAAGCAATGACTAAATTATTTAGGGAGTTTATTCAAGAGAACTTAGATATTTGGACAGATGATTTTAAAAAAGAACTGTACGATATTTGTAGAGAAATGGTCGAGCTTGAAGATAAGTTTTTAGATTTAGTATTTAGTATGGGAGACATACAAGGTTTAACTAAAAAAGATATGTATGCTTACAACAGATACATAGCAGATAGAAGATTGTTACAGTTAGGATTAAAAACTAACTTTGACCAAAGAGAAAACCCTTTACCTTGG